ATGGCCTGAATGTTGAGCTGTATTCCAACGAGCGTTATTTGACCCTCACAGGTAACACAATTAAAAATGAAGGCGCACTTAGGGAGCTGAACGGCTTTGAATCGTTAGCGTATGCTATTAGAACAGACAAGAGGATTGATAAAGCTACAGGGGAAATCGTTAATGTACCGCAAGATAAGCGACACGCTGAACTCGTCAGGAGAATCATTACAGGAGAGGTTTATCATGATTCCTTGCGGGATCTTGCTGCCTCTCTTATTGGTGGCGGTCTTCATCCTGGCGCTGTTGTTAATCATTTGCGCGGTCTTATGGATAGCTCCGAGTCTGTTCATGATGATCGGTGGGTGTCCAGACGCAAACAAATTCCTGATCTTGTAAGTTCAGCTAAACGTAAGTACCAAACGATTGATCCGTTTTCACAAGACTTTATTAAAGAAGATGAAGATCTATTTGATGCAATGGGTGCGGTGTTTGCTGATGAACTCCCAACAGAGTTTGTACCACCCGATGAACTGATCGAATCCGTTCTGGCATGTAGGACCATCAGTGTTCTTTATGGTGATTCCAATTCAGGTAAAACCTTTTTCGCAATTGACATGGCGTGTGCTATTGCTAGAGGTGTACCGTGGATGGATAGACTAACTGAGGCAGGGTTAGTGGTCTATTTGGCTACTGAATCCCCTGAAACCGTTAAGGCGCGTGTACAGGCTTATCAGAAGTATCACGAGTGTGTCGTATCAAATCTTTTGATCGTACAAGTACCCGTTAATTTTCATGAGGGTGATGTAGACGTTAATCGAGTGATTGCGCTTATTAAAGACGCTGAGAAAAGAACCAACACCACTTGTAAACTGGTCATTGGTGATACGCTTGCACGAATCAGCGCAGGTGCTAATGAAAATTCAGGTACGGACATGGGGCCAATCATGCAGAGGTTTGATTTTCTCATGAACGCTTTAGTGGCTTCTGTAATGGTCATTCATCATTCAGGTAAAGATGCAGCAAAAGGCGGAAGAGGTTGGTCCGGCATACGGGCGCACATTGATACCGAAATTGAGGTTGCTGAAAAGGATGGTATTAGAAAGGCAGTTATTACTAAACAAAGGGCATTACCTGGCAAGGGTGAAGAAATCTATTTTGATTTACATATAATAGAAATGGGACTTACTAAATGGGGTAAGGTGGCTAATACTTGTGTAGTTATATCCGCACAAGAACCAGATCCAGAAATTAAATTAAATCAGAAATTATTAGATTATAAGGATGTATTTATTCAGGCTTGGAACGCTTACGGTAAACCAGTATATAGTGATGCTCCTTATATTAGTAAACAGGCGTTTAAACAGTTTCTTAAGGTACATTGGGCAGACAAATCAGACCGTACAATCGAAAATGAGCTGTCTCAAAGCTACCCAGGAAGGCTCATAAATACGCTCATTTCACACGAAATTGTGGCGATAAAAGACTCAGGATGGATCGTAATTGATCCCGCAATGGCTTTTATTTTGATGAGAAAATAATCCCCCTAAATCCCCCTAAAGTCCCCCTAGGGGAAAAAAGGGGAACTTCCCCCTAAATTCCCCTAGGGGAACCTCAGGGGAACTAGGGGAACTTTCCCCTCCCTCCCCCTAAAACCCTATAGGGTTAGGGGAGGGGGGAAAGGCACGTACCCTCACCCAATTGGAGATAGGGAAAATGATCGAGATTGAGCTAAATTATCCTCCGTCCGCGAACCGTTACTGGCGCTGCTTCAGAAATCGCATGGTTCCATCCAAAGATGCTGTTGCGTTTAAAGCGCACGTTAAATCAACTGTAGGGGCATCCGAATACAACTTGACGCATGATGACGTGCTGGTCATAATAGAATTGCTACCGAAGTTGACTGCAAAAGGCGAAGCATCAAAAACCTGTATTGATATAGATAATGCGCTTAAAGTAGTTTTGGATTCCTTGCAAGGTATTATTTATGAAAATGATAAACAGGTTAAAAAAATTATAGCTGAGTACGGATATCCCGTAGTTAACGGCGGTGTTAAAGTTAAAATATTAAAATTCCAATGACAGAAAAATATCAATCTGAGTATATGCCGGTTTGGAAAAAAATTAGTATTTATCCAGCTCCAAAAGGAACTAAAGTATTATTAAGATTAAAACACGGAACAGCAATAATTGGACAATATTATGAAGGATGCGAAGCAACACATTGGGCAGGGTTGCCCAGACTTTCCAAAGAAGACAAGGAAACGGAACTTAAAACTTGTGGGTAAGTCATTTGGTTATTGGACCGTGATTGAAGATGATAAACCTTATGTCAACGGAAAAAGAGTGGTTGTTACTAAATGCAAATGTGGCACAATCAGAAGTATTTTGGCGCAAAACATTTTGAGCGGTATGAGCAAGTCCTGCGGGTGCTATCATAAAGAACAAGCAAGCAAATGGGCTAAAGCGCATCAAGAGGCTCGTAGAGAGGCAAAAATATAAATGGATATGGCAGAGTACCAGTTGATTGCAAATCGAACGTCTAAAGACCTAGGATTTAGAAAAGGTTTAGTTCACGCTGCTTTAGGTTTGACAGGTGAAGCAGGTGAATTTTCAGATGCTGTAAAAAAGTTTGAAATATATGACCAAAATATTGACCGTGATAATTTGCGTGAAGAAATTGGTGATATTTTGTGGTATTGCGCTTATTCTGCTAGTGTCCTTGGAGAATCTCTTGAAACAATCGCAAGAGAAAACATAGAAAAATTAGCAAAACGTTATCCTGAAAAATATAGCGATTTTTATGCAATGCACAGGTTGGATAAAATATGAGCATTGATAATGCCACTTCAGAAGAATGGACAGCCGTTGCGGAAGAATGGTTAAAAAATTTAAATCAAAAAAAGAACAGTCATACAACAATAAAAGCAGATGATGCACAAATTGGAGGATCACATTATAAAATAATGGCGGTTCACCCTTGGTGTGTCATGGAGGCAGTGTTAACTCGTAATGAGTTTATTGGCTTTTTGAAAGGTAATATTATTAAATATTCTATGCGTCATGGGTTAAAGCCAGGATCAACAGATGATGCAGAAAAAGCATTGCACTATATGCAAAAATTGACAGAAGTTTTAAATGAAAGTTATTGATAAGATTTGTGAGAATTGTGAGTTTTACGATGTCGTTAGATTTGATTCTAGTCCTGGTCGTTGTGTTCTTGATCATCATACAACTCAAGAATCAATAATAGTTCAAAGAACGGATACGTGTGACCAATGGTTTCCTAGAAGTGAAGATGATTAAATTTCAAAGTGAAATAATCTGAAATGGCAAATAAAAATCCAACATCAAGGGCCGGTAAACCAAATAAGGCAACACAGGCCGCCCGTGAGGCTATTGCTCAGTTTGTTGATAACAACGCGCACAGACTAGAGCAATGGCTTGACCAGGTTGCTCAAGAAAACCCTGAAAAAGCTTTTTATATGTTCCAATCTGTTGTTGAGTATCACGTGCCAAAACTGGCTAGGACTGAGCAACAAATTACAGGCGCTGATGGCGGACCTGTTGAACATTCTTTAAAGGTGAACTTTGGAGACTGAAGTTAAGTTTCCTCCTAAATTTAAAGCCATCTTTAATAAGCACAGAATTAAGTGCTATCACGGTGGACGAGGTTCTGGTAAGTCTTGGGCATCAGCTAGAGCATTACTTATTCAAGCTGCTCAACAACCATTAAGGATTCTTTGTGCGCGTGAAATTCAAAAGTCAATCAAACAATCGGTACACACATTGCTGGTGGATCAGATCCAAGAGATGAATCTTGGCTATTTCTTTTCAGTAACTGAGTCCGCCATTAAAGGTAAAAACGGCTCTGAATTTAGTTTTGCCGGGTTAGCCAGTCATACAGTTGAGTCTATTAAATCATTTGAAGGTGTGGACAGGGTTTGGGTTGAAGAAGCACAAACTGTTTCCAAAAAATCATGGGATATTTTGATTCCAACAATACGCAAACCTGAATCAGAAATTTGGATTACTCTTAATCCTGATCTGGATACTGATGAAACTTATAAAAGATTTATTATAAATCCACCTCCTGATTCTTTAATCGTTAAAATTAATTGGAATGATAATCCTTGGTTTCCTGAAGTTCTTGAAAAAGAACGATTGCATTGTTTAAAAACAAACCCTAAAGACTACGAAAACATTTGGAACGGTCAGCCCAAAACCGTTGTGGATGGGGCAATATACGCTGAAGAATTTCAGCAAATGTTTGATGAAAGCCGGATTACTATTTGCAATCATGACCCAGTTTTAAAAACGCACGCTATCTGGGATCTTGGTTGGAACGATAGCATGGCAATTATCATTGCACAGAGATCTGGATCAGAATGTAGGATTGTTGATTATATTGAGAACTCACACCAAACGCTTGATTGGTACAGCACACAATTAAAGCAGAAACCGTACAATTGGGGAAAAATGTGGCTCCCGCATGACGGTGTCACAAAAGATTACAAAACAGGAAAATCAGCTCAAGAGCTCTTAGAGCAAATGGGATGGTCAACTGAAATTATTCCTATTGGAGATATTGAACATGGCATTAAGCTATGTCGCATGATGTTTCCGCGTTTGTGGATGGATAAGGTAAAAACCGAACGATTGCAGGAATGTTTAAAGCGGTACAGAAGATCAATTAATGCTAGAACTGAAGAACCAGGAAGTCCTCTGCATGATGAGTATTCTCATGGGGCTGATGCTTTTAGATATTTGGCAACATGCGTTGATCAGTTGAAAAACGACAACATTAAACGCAAACGTATTGATGACGGTATGCGTGGTGGCGATTGGATGAGTTAAAGAGAGTACAACATAATGAACTTAGACGCAGATAGCATTTTTGAAGACTTAGGCAACAACGCAGAGCCTGAAACTCGCACAGAAGAAATATTAGAAACCATCAGAAAACGGTTTGCTACAGCTGTTGAGTTTACGGCTCAGAACCGTCAAGAGATGATGGACGATATTCGTTTTGCGCGTCTGGGTGATCAATGGCCAGAGGCTGCGAAGTATGATCGTAACCGACCAGGCAAGGAACGACCCATGTTGGTGGTAAATCGACTACTTCAGTTTAGAGATAAGGTGGTTAATGAGATACGTCAAAATACACCATCTATTCGTGTTCGTCCTGTTAATTCTGGTGCTGATCAAGATACCGCTGATGTACTCATGGGCCTTATCAGACACATTCAAGATAATAGCAACGCTTCTATTGCTTATGACACTGCCGTAGAAAGTCAGGTTGATACAGGTCTGGGCTTTTTTAGAGTTAGAAACGATTGGGCAGATGACACAAGTTTTGATCAAGAGATATATATTGACCGAGTGCCTGATCCATTTAAGGTGTACATGGACCCGCACAGCAAACAACCTGATGGGTCAGACGCTGAGTGGTGCATCATTGCTGAAGAAATGGCAAAAGATGAATTTAAGCGCATGTATCCAGACCTTCCGGAAACGCAATGGGATGCAGCCGGCAATGGTGATGCTCAAGGTTGGTTCACTGAAGATTCAGTGCGCGTGGCTGAGTATTATTATATTGAGCATGAAGAGCAGGAGATTCAAGACCCAGAAACCGGGATGAGCCGAATGGCTGATGTAAAGCGCTGCATGTGGTGCAAGGTTACTGGCGACACAATCTTAGAACAGACTGAAATCCCATGTAAGTACATCCCAATTATTCCTGTTATTGGCCATGAGCTATGGTTACAGGGCAGGCGCTACCTTGCAGGTCTTGTGCGCAATGCTAAAGACGCTCAAAGGATGTACAACTATTATTTGTCGGCCAACGCTGAAAATGTAGCCTTATCTCCAAAGGCTCCTTTTATTGGTGTTGCAGGGCAGTTTGAAACAGATCCCAACTGGGGAAGAGCAAACAAAGAATCTGTTGCTTACTTAGAATACGATCCCGTCAATATTGCGGGTCAACCAGTCGGGCCGCCACAACGCGCAATACCTCCTCAAGCATCAAGTGCAATCATGCAAGCAATTCAGCTTGCTGAAAATGACATTATGCAATCTATGGGTATCTATCAACCCAGCTTAGGCGCACAGTCCAACGAAGTATCGGGGCGTGCTTTGTTTTTGCGACAAAAGCAAGCAGATACAAACACTTTCCATTATCAAGACAACCTAAACCGCTCAATACGTCAATGCGGAAGAGTGATTCTTGACATGATTCCTAAAGTTTATGACAGACCCAGAGTGGCTAGGATCATTGGAGAAGATGGATCACCAAGAACAGTTAAGCTTAATCCAAACCTTCCACAAGCATCTGTTGGAACAGATAATCCTGCAATTGATTCGATTTTTAACCCAACTATTGGCCAATATGATGTCGTTTGCGACTCTGGTCCCAGCTATGCCACTAAACGAGATGAAGCATCACAAATGATGTTGAGCTTAACGCAAGCTAACCCTAGCTTGTTTGGCCTGATTGGTGATTTGATGGTCAAGAACATGGATTGGCCTGGTGCTGAAGAGATTAGCCGCAGACTGCAAGCGATGTTACCGCCACAGATTCAACAAGTGAACAAGGCCGGAGATAAAGCAGATCCACAGTTGCTTCAAGCAGAGCAAGCTATGAATCAATTAGCTAGTCAGATGGAACACATGAGCGCAGAAATGCAAGATCTTAGAGAGAAAAAATTGCTTGAAATTCAGCGAATGGAACGTGAGTGGTATGACTCGCAAACAAACCGCATGAAAGCTGATGTTGAAGTTATGAAAGCCAATTTAGATATTAACAAACAAGCAGCAATGGACGCTCTTATGATCATGCAATCGGGCGCTAGGGATATGCCTGAAGAAAATGAAGAAAACGAACAATTAGAACAAATGGTCATGCAGCCAAGTGGATCACAAGGTGCAATGCCACAACCAACTCCACAAGGAGCAAATGGACCAGCTCCTAGACCGCAAAAAGCGACTAGAAGAACAACTGGAGCCATGACAAAAAAGCCTGATATTCAGGCACTTACCGGATCAGCAAAACCAGGAGAAACTCCAAATGAGTGAAGAAAATGAAATTCAAGCG